GTTTTTTCAACGTCATCATCGGACCAGCTAATGTCAATTAGTGTGCCTTTGATTATCCAGTTAAGTCGGTTAGCTTGTTTACGAACGTACGGTGAACACATGAGCTTCTCCTTGTTACAATGTATTTACAAAATAACAAAATGTTGGCGCTAACGTTGGATCAATTAGCCTATCATAAATCCGTAGCCTTGACCACCGGATATTTGCATTGATACTTCAGTTTCTAATTTGTCTAATTCCATCTGTGCTTCTGCTTTAAGCGCATCACCGTTAAGACTCGAACCGCCTTGTGGTCCTGCAATAGTAGCAAATTTAGACCTTGCTTCGCCTAACATATACTTACATTTAGCAAGTGTATAATCTTTAATCCATTGCACTGCCATGTAATCGTCTAACAGCTCAAAATCTGGTCTGTGATTGTAGCAGTAAAGAAGTAATTCTTCTTCAGCTCTTGGTCTTTGTAAGATAGTTAATTTCTTTTGTGATCTATTCCAAGCAAACTCAATGAAACTACCAAACATACGTCCTACTAATTCTTGATATCCAGCAAATGCATTGTATGTTGCTAGGCCGCCCATGTTTGAACTAGCAAGTAGATACGTGTTTGTGTAAGCCATGTTGAACGGTTCAAATAATGTTCCGCCATCGCCGCCACCGGAGCGTGATCCAATACTTCTACGGAAAATTTGACGCACTTCTTGTACTTCATTAGGAAGTATATATGCGTTTTGGTCCATTACTGTAGGCATAAAAATATATGATTCTTCAACTGAGTTATCACTACGTTGCCTAAACCTTGTTAGTGCAGTGTTAAGTGCAGTTTCATAATGAATCGGGTCTAGTTCAACATCAACCATTCCGCCACCAAGCATTGCTTCAACGTATTTGTAAACTTCTTGTTTTTTTGTATCTAAATTTTCAGACATGTCATGTTCTCCGATATAGTATTTATGCACAACGATAAATACTATTACAATGCCAAAACTTAGCTTATATAAACCCGAGAGAGGGAAAGACTACTCATTCTTAGACAAAAGTATTACCGAGATGTTTACAATCGGTGGTACAGATGTTTTTGTTCATAAGTATCTTGGCCCTAAAAATCCTAGTGAAGCAGACGCAACTGCTGACCAGCCTCGTTATGATGCTGTAAAAGAAACCAATATACAAGATATGTTGTTCCTTGAAAACAGGGATAGAAAATACGACCCAGACATTTACACGATGCGTGGAATTTATAGCGTATCAGATGTAGACTTTGACATGAGTCAGTTTGGATTATTCTTACAAAATGATATTATATTCATGACAATCCCAATTAATTATAGTGTTAAGACACTAGGGCGTAAGATCATGTCTGGTGATGTCATCGAGTTGCCTCACTTAAAAGACGAATATGCGGCAAATGATTTTAGCGTAGCACTTAAACGGTACTACGTAGTAGAAGATGTGAATAGAGCAAGCGAAGGATTTTCGCATACTTGGTATCCACACTTGTACAGAGTTAAAATGAAGCAGATTGTTGACAGTCAAGAGTTCAAAGAGATACTTGATTTACCTGCTGAAGAGGGAAGTACACAAACGTTACGTGATGTGCTTAGTACATACGACAAAGAAATGCAAATTAATGATGCTATTCTTGAGCAAGCAGAAGCAGATGCTCCTAAGGCAGGATTTGATACTAGTCATTTGTACACATTACAGGTTGATGACGAAGGTGTTCCAGAACTAGTTACAACCGACATTACTACACTTGATGCTAGTACAGAAAACGAATTAGCAGATCGAGTCAATCAAACTCCTGAAAGAGAAGGTTATACAGGTTACTTAATTGGTGACGGCATTGCTCCAAACGGTGAAGCGTTTGGCAGTGGTCTTAGCTTTCCACTTAGTCAAGTTAAAGGTGATTACTTCTTAAGAGTAGATATGATGCCGAACAGACTATTTAGATATGACGGACAACGTTGGGTTAAGATGGAAGATAATGTACGTATGACATTGACTAACACTACTGCTAAAGATACACAGCGTACAGGATTTATTAATAATACAAAAACTTCAACTATTGGCGGCGAAACAGTTGTCGAAAGACAAGGACTTGGATCCGCACTTAGACCAAAGGCAGATAACTAATGCAACATTTTTATGATGGTCAGATTAGGCGCTATGTTACACAGTTAGTGAGACTGTTTAGTAACTTTTCTTACAAAGACGGTGACGGGAAAATAGTTCGTGTTCCAGTAACCTACGGTGACATTACTCGACAAGTTGGGCATATCATTAGAGATAATAGTGAGAACAAAATACCAAGTGCTCCGCGTATGGGCGTGTATATTACTGGATTAGAACAAGACAGAACACGCACAAGTGACAGTTCGTTTGTTAGTAAAGTTAATATACGTGAACGTGCATACGATACTGACGGAGCAGAATACTTAAACACACAAGGCAAAAATTACACTGTAGAACGTATAATGCCTAGTCCGTATAACCTACAAATTAATGTTGATGTTTGGTCAACTAATACTGATCAAAAATTACAAATTATGGAACAAATATTAATGTTGTTTAATCCTAGTTTGGAAATACAAACAACAGATAATTATGTTGACTGGAGTAGTTTAACCAGTGTTGAACTGTCTAGTTTAAGTTTTAGTAATAGATCTATTCCAATTGGAACAGAGTCTGAAATTGATATTGCACAACTTGGATTTACTACACCAATATACATTAACCTTCCTGCTAAAGTTAAAAAGCTAGGCGTTATTACAAATGTTATAATGAGTATATTTGACGAGTCAAACGGAACAATCGACTTAGGATTAAGTACTCCTGAATTACTTGCATACAGCGATACTGAACAAGAGCGTCCGGCAATGAATAAACAAACTACTAGAGCAGAACGACAGGGTAATAACGTACAAGTAGGTATGACTACATTTAAAGATTACGAAATTGTTGTGTTAAATAATATAGCACAAATTATAGATAAGGGTATTGCAGGCTCTGTACAGTGGAGTAAAATTATTGATGTACAACCCGGCGAATACAAAGCTGGATTATCACAGCTACAATTACAACGTAAGTTATTAACCGGCGAAAATACTAGTATTAGTGTTAATGGTGCTATAACAATTAACCCATTGGACGAAACACAACTTATTATTGCGTGGGATGACGACACTATACCAACCAACTCATCGTTAAATTCACCCAGTGGCAGAAATAATACAGGATCAGTAGACTTTATTATTAATCCTGCCAAATACAATCCAACTACTGCAAAAGCCGCAGGGTTAAGACTGTTATTATTAGGGTCAATTAACACTAGTAGTAACGTTGGTGGACTAATGGACTTTGGTCAGGATCCAAGTGATGGTAGTTCTAAGGACCCATATGATGGTCCAGATGCCTGGAAAAATACAGACAATTCAGATTTCGTTGCTAATGAAAATGACGTTATAGAATGGGACGGCGCACAATGGCATGTAGTGTTTGATGCTAGTGCAGACGTTGGTACAACCACAAAATATCTAACAAATCTTAACACAGGTGTTCAGTATAGATGGACTGGCACAGAATGGATATTATCGTTCGAAGGCGAATACCGAAAAGGGACCTGGCGCCTGTCACTCTAAAATAAGTACTTGCATGACTCAAGAAATAATTTGTAGTGGTGCATTGTTTTATTCCCTTAAAACAAAAAGATTCTTACTCTTACATCGCACCCAAAGTAAACAGAAGCACGTATGGGGACTTGTTGGTGGAACTAATGGCAAGGATGAATTGCCGTGGCCTGCACTTGAAAGAGAAATACAAGAAGAAATTGGTGGCATTCCTAATATAACAAAAACAATTCCTTTAGAAACATTTATAAGCACTGATGAAAAGTTTAGCTTTCATACATATCTTGTAATAATTCAAGAAGAATTTATCCCAGAATTAAATTATGAACATGATGGATATGCATGGGTATCTTTTGGAAGATGGCCAAAGCCCTTGCACATGGGATTACGTAACACGCTCCAAAGTAAAACTAATCAAACAAAATTTGAAACAGTTTTTAATCTAATAGACTATCTAGGACAGGAAAATAATGAAGGAAATTAAAAATATTACCATCGTCGGTGGCGGTACAGCGGCATGGCTAGCGGCCGCATATATTTCACGCAACATGTGGGACATTAGTCTAACAGTTATTGATAAAGAAGCAGGAAATCCTATTGGTGTTGGCGAAGCTACTGTATTAACGTTCCCTGCATTTTTAAGAGATTGCGGCATTGATTTATCTGATTGGTTTCAAGCTGTTGACGGCACTTATAAGTCTGGGATTGATTTCCCAGGGTGGAAAAATCCTAAAGGATCTATATACCATCCGTTTTATTTAAATAGATCGTATCAAGAACACAACTGCACACAGTATGATGTATGGGCACAAAAACAAAGTGTAGACTTTAAGAAATCATCATTACCAACATTTGACGTAGCAATGGATAACAAAGTTGATATATGGGCATCGTTTTCTGCGTTAGCATATCATATCGATGCTGGTAAGTTAGTGAAACAATTAGCAAAACACTGTGGACAACATCTTACTTTAATTAAAAGTGACGTAGTTGACGTTAACAGAAACGACCAAGGTGATGTTGTAAGTTTAGGATTAAAAAACGGCACAACACATACTTCAGATTTTTATATTGATTGTACAGGTTTTGCATCAGTACTAAAAAAGCCAAAGCGTGTAGAATTATTGGGCAACGGTAGACTGTTTACTAACACTGCTGTTGCAGGACATATTCCGTACGAAGATAAAGACGCCGAATGCACTCCTTATGTAAGTTGTCCTGCGGTTGATCATGGATGGATTTGGAAGATACCAACGCAAACAAGAATTGGTAGCGGTATGGTGTTTAATAAAGATATTACTGACATCGAAACAGCAAAACAATATTTTTGTGATCACTGGAACGGAAGAATTAAGCCTGAAGATTTAAAAGTTATTGACTGGCAACCATACTACAGTGAAAACTTCTGGGAGGGAAATGTTGTATCACTAGGCCTAAGTGGTGGATTTATTGAGCCTTTAGAAAGTACTGGCATTGCTAGTATGACTACTGGTGTTTATAAATTAGTACAACGTATTCCCCAATATGCCTATACTCAAACAGATATTGATTCATACAATAAAGAAATGGCACATTGGTATGATGATGCTGTTGACTTTGTTAACAGTCACTATGCTGACACAAAATGGGATACTCCTTTTTGGAATTATGTAAAAGACACACACGTCAAGTCAGACAAGCATAATTTCTATCAAAGATGGCTTAAAGATCCTAGTAGAAAATTTTACACAAACGTCGATTCAATGACATTGTTCCATGCACCTAATTGGCATCTTTGGTTAATACAAATGGGATATCCTGTTAATAAAGATATATTAAATTTAAATGCGTTACAACTCAATGATATAAATCTAGACTTTGCTCGCCATGAAAAGATTCGTGGCATTACAAGTTTGTCTCATGCGGATGCTATTGAGTCTACTAATTTAGGGTACGATTGGGTTGCTCGAACAGAATCAAGAAATCAAGGAATATAATATGAAAATAGTTATTGTTGGTGGCGGAACTGCTGGATGGTTAGCCGCACTTATGCTTAGTAAAATTAAACCAGAACATACAGTAACATGTATTGAAAGTTCTAAGATTGGTATCATTGGTGCTGGAGAAGGTAGTACAGGCGCACTAACAAACATTATTCAAAATGTAATGTGGGACTTTGGAATTGATGAACAAGACTTTATTAAAGAGTGCGATGCAACAATTAAATTAGGCATTAAGCACACTGGCTGGGGTCCTGATATTAATAAATCATACTACGGTCCGATTGATGGTACTCCGACTGGTGGGCAAGAATCTGACATTATTTTTCAACATGCATTGGGGTATAGAGAACAAGAGTTACTTCACCTTTCAACAGACTTGGGTTATAAAATACATCATAATAAAAATAGTTTTGTTGAACACGAAGGTAATCATTCATATCATTTTGATGCACACAAAGTAGGAAAATATTTTAAAAAAGTCTGCACAGACGTAAAACACATTGACAGCGAAGTAAAAGATGTTATAATAGATAGTGAGCAAGGCTGGATTACTAGCTTAAACCTTACTAACGGACAGACAATAAGCGGTGATATGTTTATTGATGCTAGTGGATTTAATCGAGTGTTAATGAATGCAGTAGGCGGCAAATGGAAAAGTTATAAAGAACAGTTGCCAGTTAATAGTGCATTGCCATTTATATTACCCTACGAAGAAGATGAAATTATTCAACCAGTAACTAACGCATGGGCACAAAATAACGGCTGGTGTTGGAATATTCCTACACTTAACAGACGAGGATGTGGTTACGTATTCAGTGATGAGTTTGTAACGGCCGACCAAGCACATGCCGAACTTGAAGAAACTATTGGTAAGAAGGTTGATCCAATAAGGCTTATTAAATTTGATAGTGGCAGACAAGAAAAGTTATGGATTAAGAATGTATTATCTATTGGACTTAGTGCGGCTTTTTCAGAGCCATTAGAAGCAACTAGTATTCATACTACTATATTTCAATTGAGCAATTTTATATTTTCAGCATTAGGCCAAGGAAGAGAAGACACATGTGATGAACATGCAGTTGCTATGTATAATGATTTAAATGCACATATGTATGACGGGTTAAGAGACTTTTTAGTAGCTCACTATACGTGTGGCCGTAAAGATACAGAGTTTTGGAAGTACATTAATAGCGGCGCAACTAGTACAGATTTTGTAAGGTCAATTCACGAAGTTTGTAAAACACGAGTACCTAACTATACATTATTTCCGAGAATCGAAGGTAACGCAGGATGGCCACTGTGGAGTTTT